AAGATATTGAGTGGAAAAAGCTACCGGAGAGGATGTTATTCCTCGTCCCGGTTTAACTAGGGATAGCGAAATTGAGGCATTGAGCATCGAGAAATCTCACCGGAATCTCGGTCAGTTGGCGTTTAAGGAGGAGGCTGCAGGGAAAATACGAGTTTTTGCAATGGTTGATATATGGACTCAGTCCATCTTAAAACCATTACATGACGCGTTATTTTCTTTGTTTAAGCAACTTCCTAACGATTCGACACATGACCAAGATAAAGGTTTCAAGAGAGCACAGGAGAAAGCAGTATACTACGGAAAGTCATTTTGTTATGATCTTTCAGCAGCTACTGATAGACTCCCAAGCTCTCTACAAGTGGCGATTTTGAATGGTCTTTTCGGAGATAAATATCTCAGTCAAGAAAATCCATGTCGCTCATTTGGTGAAGCCTGACGGGATCTTTTGGTTCAGCGTGATTATGCTGTAGTCACCACTCGTGACGCAGCCTTGGATGAGGCTACGAAATCTTTCAAGAAAAATGAAGATGGAAATCCTCTTCTTCGGTATTCTGTCGGACAACCGATGGGTGCACTATCATCCTGAGCCATGCTAAATTTGACTCATCATATGATTCTTCAAATGATAAATTATTATCATTATCGAAAAATCAAATGGTTTGAGAATTATGAAGTACTTGGTGATGATATAGTAATATTTGATTCTGCCATTGCACATCTTTATTTGGATGTCATGGAGAATCATCTAGGGGTTGCTTGCAACCCTTCTAAATCACTCATTGCTGAAAATCGCCCTGTAATTGAGTTTGCCAAGCGAGTCTCTATAGGTCTTGAAGAAGTATCAGGTTTTTCCTGACGCCAATTTAGATCCTTAGATTCTCTCTTTGGTCGAGCTTCTATTGCCTATGATTTACTTTCTCGGAAGGTTTCTCACCATCCTATGAGGGTTCTCAAGGCTCTAGCGGGTCGCCAATGATCAAACATTGATAGTTACTTGTATACATTATTGTATTTAGCTTCTATCATTGTTAAAGCTGGTAAACTTCCTCTAAATGTCTTATGCGATTTTCTAATCGACGTTAAAGCTCCATTTAGATTTATAGGAGGTAGGATTATAGGTAATATTAAGGCTGGCCCTTTAGAAGATGTCATTTTAAAATTTGTATCTGGGAAACCAATACAGATTCCAAAAATTGACACTGAGAAAGTGGCCTGATACTCCCGTTTATTCGAAGCTTATTCAAGAGGATATTTATCCGATCGAATCGTCGAATTGATTTTCGAAATCTTTTATGATAAGAAATTCAAGGAGAAATGTATGCGAGAATGCGGGCACAAATTTGGTCCTCCAATTCCTATTTCGATTATCGAATCACTATTCTATTGAGGCAAATATCAGAAGTTACCAGAACCTCCGATATGCGACGATTTAGATATAGCGGGTTTATTAAAAGCTTATGACGAATTAACTCAGTTAAAACGTGATTATACCTTTTATAATATAAACCTTGATCG